AATCACAGCCTTAGAACTTTTGGGGTACTTTATCGCCTGGTCATTATTCTATTTTGGAATAAGTCATTACATCGCCAAACTTTCTAAAGATAAATGGGTTGCCTGGGCGAAGTCATCCGATAGTGATGAGGATCTCTTAATCATCCTGGAACCCATCATAGATGAGATTGAAGGACGGACCCATGATATGCTTGAAACTTTTCAATCTTCTTTCTTCGGATCTCTTGGCGCAGCCAGTAAAAAAATGGATGATTCTACAGGCCAAAGTACAATTAAGGCAATAACAAAAGATAACCCTATCATGGGGCTTGTCGCAGAGATGTTAATGAAAAGAAGCGGCCTAGAAGGGCTACTAAACACCCAAAACAGTACCGAAGTGGGGGTAAAACAGCCCCAAAAGAGTCCTGGACTAGGGTTAAAGTAGTATCTTTTTAATATTATATATATATTATAGGTACGTAGGACTCTAGTTATTATATTATGATATAGTGTATCTTGTACATTCTAAATACAAGTATAATATTATATAACAGGTTTCCAGTGGAAACCATGGTGAGAAACTTAGACGAAGTGCGTTGTTTGCATTGTGGACATATTGGTTTGACCAGTACAAATCATTGTAAAGCGTGTTATGGAGATCATAAGGTTGTGATTGAATGAAGAAGACTTGGTGTAGATGTACACTTCAATACAGCCATTGTGCAAAATGCTGTGAACAATGCAGGAGTCATAATGGGTAGAAAGAGACGCGGAGTTATGGCCGTATCTATCAGCATGGACAAGAAACTCTCGGCATTGATAGACAGATACCTGGAGAAGAATAAGGGCACAAGGTCGCACGTTGTAAATATGGCGCTGGGAGCCTACGAACCTTTAGCGGCTTTCGATATTTACCGTGATTATTGGGAATGTGATAATCCTAAATGCCGTCAAAGAAACCTCCCCAAGGCGGAAAAGTGCGCTTATTGTGGTATGATCGCCTTATGGGTAATCCAGAGAGAGCATCAGCGCTTATTACCCCTGGATACAACGATGAAATCATTACTTTAAATAGCCAAAGCCCCTAAGAGGGGCATGGTTAGACGTCAAAGGGCGAGACCTCGAAAGAGATCTCGTAGTTTTGGAATAAATGTGATAGAGACAGGAGCTGCTTTAGCTCTTTTAGAACAAACAAATGCAGGCTCTGCCATGAAGTCTTTTCTGGCTGGAGATCTTAACACAGGTTTAACGACTTTATCGAAGTCAGCCAAATCAAATAAACAAGCTATAACCAAGACCCTCGTAGGTGCGTTCTTGGCAAAGGCTGCAGTACGTTCCTTTTCCCGAGGAAGTCCAGTATTGGCTTCCCTGGGTCCAATAAAAGTGAGGGCATAAACAATGGCAATCGTAGTTCTGAGGAGCAGTTCTGGCTTGAGCGCCACGACCAGTTTCCAAAGCATGACCAGTCAGTTCGCGAGTTCTGGCTTAAGCCTGGTAGTTCCATCGAACGTCAGCCAGATCAGTTCCATATCAATGGGAATGAGCACCGATGCGGTGGAGTCTGATACATGCTCAGGTTTCAAACTGACCGGTACGGCGCTCCAAGAGGGCGACGCGGTTTTCATGGGACCATCCATTACAGGCCCCGCTTCTGGAGGCACTGGAGTTACACAGGGTAACGTACAAACTAAGACTGCCCTGGGCGTGACAAGCGGAAATACTTTGGATATTCAAGTAGCTGTAACAACGGCGGCTGTAATTGACGCCGTATGTGAAATTCAATTCGAGTAAAAATGCCCGAGGGCATACCGTATGCTGGTAGTAATGTAGTAGCAAGCGCAGGTTTAGAATTAAATTATGTTGGAGATCACTGTTATGCTTATAGTGGTTTACAATCAATAGCTACAAGTAGTCAAACATTACTTTCGTTTCAGACAGGTAATAACACTATAGAAGCAGAGATTTACTGTACAGGTCCGCTTAAGTTTAGTGACCCGGCAACGGGAAACATAACAAACTTTAAGTTATCTATAAACGGAGTGGCTGTACATCTTTTAGGAAATAGGACCGCCAATACAGCATATACTAACCCCCTAACTAATACAATAAAAGTAATACTTCCACCATATACGAATGTATTGATCGAATCAGATAGCAGCGCAACGGATGCAACTCAATTTAGTGCAGCTAGCCTAACAGGTAGAGTTTACAAATGACACTTTCGACGGGGCCGAGCCTTAACTTCTATGGTGAGCGCATGTTTGCCTGGAGCGGTCTGGAAGCATTGACAGCAGGCGGCACTACTCTATTGGATTTTATCTCCCCGAATAGATTCTATAGTGTTGTCACCAACGTCTCGTTCGATTATTCGGGATGCTCTGCGGGTGATGTTCTCTCCTGGACCCTTCAAGGTAATGAGGAAGCGCTGCACGTTAGCAAATTCCTTATCATAGACTCAGGGATCGGGCCCCAATTCCCTAACTTGTACTATACTATACCACCCAATACAGGGATGAAAGTCCTGGCACAGGGCCCCACAGGGCTGATGACGGTTGTCCTGGAAGGAAAAGAGGTGGAATAATGCCCAGTGAAGCATATCGCAGGGGGTTTAGAGATGGATACGCTGAAGGACGCAGAGAATTTGCGAGTCCCGCAGAATATGACGCGTCATTATATCAAGAAAGGCGGGGTAAACCTTTAGAAAAACCGAGATATAAAGCCAGAACTAAGCGTAAACTAAGCGCCTGGAATAAATACGTTAAGGCTAACAGCAAGAAACCGCGTTTCAGGTATCGTAACGGCAAGTTGAACCTAAAGAAAATGAGTGTTGCGTTTCGTAAAACTCCAGCTGGTAAAAAGAAGAGGCGCTAATGGGCCGTCCCCTTTTCGAAGCTGTACCCGATGACGTAGAGATTACTAAATTAACAATCGGTCAACGTGACGCTTTATCCAGACATAGAAGACACGAAAATATCAATACATTTTTAGGAAATGAAAATACACCTAAACTTTTGCTTGGAGGTATGGCGATTGCATCCCTGCCCGTGATATTGCCTATATTGATTAGTGCTTTGTCTAAGCAGACCACAATCGACCCCGAACTCGCGGAAAAAATAGACACCGTGCTCTTTTACAAGGACCTGACCGAAGGCCTTGGGGAGATTGCGTTTTTGCCCTTGACGGGGGGTTTATTCTACAAGGGAGAAGCGCGAGACTTTTGGGATAAGTACGTGAAAAGATGAACGTAGGCGCGATGATTGCATTTTTGAAATTGGCCCAAGATTCAGGCGCGTTGGTAACTGGTAAGAAGGCCACGTTTTTCGATATTCCACATGAGACCAAACAGATAGAAGATATCAGGCCCGTTGGTGATGTACCCACGTGTGGACCTAATGAAAATTTAACCTGGATACCTGGTTCCCAAAAATATGTTTGTTTGCCCTCCCTGAAATAAAATGGTAATCACAGCCTTAGAACTTTTGGGGTACTTTATCGCCTGGTCATTATTCTATTTTGGAATAAGTCATTACATCGCCAAACTTTCTAAAGATAAATGGGTTGCCTGGGCGAAGTCATCCGATAGTGATGAGGATCTCTTAATCAT